CTGTTCGTACACAAGATTTGGATAAACTTTTCTATGTTGTTGATCTCTGCCTTCAAAAAAGTCTTCACCTCTGCTCCAGTTGTTGTAATTTTCGTCAACATTTCCTGGTCTATTCAATTGAACACCATCTTCAAGTTTTAGTAAGTCTGCTTTCACCATGTATAATTCGCCGGCATCAGTTCTACGCAAACCGTAGAAATATCTATTGTTTGCTAGTGTTTTTTGTAACTCGTCTATGCCTACGCCAAATACTTGTGCCATTTAATAACTCACTATGTTATATTAATTGTATTACCCATTAATGCGTGTGCTGTACATTGGTAATATAAAGTGTTTGGAGCATCCATTGGAACTTCAAACACAATATTACCTGATGCCGCACCATTGTTTGTTACACCTGATGTGTACGCCGCTCCACCATTAGAAACTCTAATTTGGAATGGGTGACTACCACCAGATAAATTTTCAAATATGTATGTGTGTCCTCTTGACAAATACAGTACTGGATCGTTAGTAGTTACAGGAAATCCTGGTCCTGAGAAAGTGTAATCACTTGAACCATTAGCACCTAATCTCCAAGTTAATACTGGACCATTCTTCTGTTCCCAACGTGTTCCATTGAAATATAAAACATTTCCTTGTGAAGGTGCTACAGAAACACCGTTGCTTGCCGCACTTGAGAAAAGGTGAGCAGATGTGTCTGGAGATATACCAACATTCACTGTGATCGAATTTGATGTTGTTGATGTAATCGCTATCGGCGTGTTGTACGCTGGATCAGTTACTCTTGGATACGGGTGAACCGTAGCATGATTATCTGTTGCACAGGTAAACACTATACTTCCGCCTTTGATGATTACTTTTTGTCCAACTATTAATGAGTGCGTACCAATTGTCATTGTTAACACACCTGTTGCACCTGAATAAGTTGCACCAGTAACAGTGAATTTTTGTAATGCTAAATCAACGTCAGACAGTTCATTTAGAATTGTTGCACCTGTTGTGGCAGTTGAAAATTCTAATCCTGTTCCTGCTGAATTAACTTTTACAAATCTATTTGCCGCACCTGTGTAACTTGAAGGTGTGTCAGTTAGTGCTGTTAATGTTGTTGCGATAGTTGGTTTATTGTTTAAGTTGTTGTAGTTCAAATAGTATGTGCTGTCTAAACCATCTAATGTGTCTGCGTCTGATCCACCAGCACCTGAAGTTGCATCAGTGCCTGGTACCCAGTTTGTACCGTTCCATTTTAAAACGTTACCTGCTACCGGCGCCGAAGTTGTTGTGTCAACATCTGATAGTGCGTCTATTGAAAATGCTGAAACAATTGTTAAACCGTCTGATGTACCATTTACTCTTAAAAAACCGCCTGCTAATCCACCGTAATCTGATGGAGTATCTGTAAGATCAGTAAATGTTGAGGCTCCATCGCCGCCGCCACCTTGAGCGGCAACGTTTCCTGGTTTCCATTTTTGAGCGCCAGCATCATAAATTAATGCTTGACCGTTTGTAGGAGTTGCTGAAGATGTATCAACGTCAGCAAACATATCGATAGATTTATTCTCATCTGCAAGTTTTACCCAAGCACCTGAGTGAGCGTAGTAGGAGGCATTCTCACCATGTACATGAGCAAACATTCCATGATACGTTGCCGCATCTGGTAATTCTGCTAGAGTGTTGTATAAAAATGTAATTTTGTTTGCACCTGTGGCTGTGATCAAATTGTTATTAACAATGGTCAGTGCTGTGCCGTTACCAAGTGCAGTGTATAATTCACCGAAGTTGGCATTTATTTTTCCACCGGCGTCCCTTAACGAGTCACCTTGACCGTCATTTGGGATAATACCAGTGTTTATCAGTTGTCGTGTCATTCGTTTTTCCTCCTACTTTATCCTCTATCGAATGTTATTTCATTACTATCCATTAAGTAATTTGTTTTATCTAATGTGAATATTGTTGCTTCTCTAATTAAGTTTTCATCAGTTTGTGGATAAGTTATTACACCATCACCCACGTTACTGTTAATTCTTACAACTAATTCACCGTCGCTGTTTATGTAATAATTTAAATTTACATCGTCCCATCTAAATTGTTCGTACCTTAAATTTTTAAAAGGTTTAGCATGATTTAAATCTCTACCTTCAAAAAAATCGTAGCCTTGATCAAAATCTTTAAAGTTATCATCAATGTTTCCTGGATTGTTTATTGATACAGGATCGTTTGCTGATAGTTGGTCCACTTTACCAATGTATAAATCTCCTTCGTCGGTTCTTCTCAAACCGTAAAAGTATCTATCTTTGATACCATTTTGAAGATATACTGATGTATCCTGACCAACGGTGTTTGACATCTTATGTTATCTCCACGTAACTCAACACACAATCTAATGAGTCGTTGATGTTTGCTTGAACGTTTAATGAGTTTTGACTTGCCACAATTAATTTTTCTCCAGAGTTTAAAACCCTTAAAGAAGAATTAGGAGCAATCAAAACATCTTTCACAATAAAACCTGTAACCGAATCTGGAGTTGCTGTCAATGTAACACTGGCTTGTACAACTGATTCTGTCAAGTTTGCTAAAACCATTCCGATGATAGTTGTGTAAGATCCTACCTCTGCTTCATAAACAGGAGTGGTTATAGTTCCTATATTTTTTGTTACAGAGTTTCTAAAATTCGTTGCCATATTTTTCCTATCCTAATGCCAGTGCATATTCCACTGCAATTTCTGTTGCATCAATAATACTAACAGCACCCGACGAACCTGCGATAGATCCCCATTGGATACCATCATAAAGTTCAACACGTTGATCTGCGGTGTTGTAACGTATCATACCTGTTATCGGTGTTACTGGTCTATTTGCTGTTGTTCCAACCGGAAGTACAAATCCACCAGAATCTGACACATCAATATATCCTGTTCCTGTGGTTTTAAACACAATCGGAGCAGATATAATATTAGTTATCGCATTTCCTTCAAATTTGAAGTCTTCAATCCTGATACTACCATTTCCTTGAGCATTTAGGATCAAATCTTGGTCAACACCAGTGGTTGTCAGTGTATTTCCAGTGATTTGAATGTCGTCTACAAGTAAACTTGTGACATCAAATCTAGTAGGATTCACATTTGCTACCAAAACTCCACCAGCATAAAATCTAATTGTGTCATCATTAGCACCTGGTGTCAATTCTGCTGTGATGTATGTGTCTCGATCTAAATCATAAACACCCGTTAATGCAATCCAGTTTGTTCCGTTGTATCCTTCAAACACAGAATCGTCTGTGTTATATCTCATCATACCTGCTGATGGAGAGCCTGGTCTTTCAGCAGTTGTTCCTGTTGGAATTTTTAATGATCCTGTACCAGTTACTTTGAAAACTCCTGATGCAGGATTTACTATAAAATCGCCTGTGTTATTAGACATTGTGTCACCTGACACAGTAAAGTTTTCAAATTTTACAGAACCTGTGCCTGATGCTCTTAAATCTAAATCAGCATTTGTGTCATTTGTTTGAATCAAATTGCCACTGATATTAACACTATCTATTTGTGCTTCATTGGCAAACACTGTGTTCCATCTTTTTGTGGCAGAACCAATGTTGTATGTGTTGTCTTGTGCTGGAATAATATCTGATCCTATACCTGCTGTGATATTAATTGAATCTGTTGTTTCGTCACCTATTGTAACATTACCGCCTATTGTGATATCTCCTGTAACATCTAAGTTTCCTGTGATGTTTACATTGTCTATAAAATTAATTTGATTATTAAATGAATCAATATCTAAATCTCCAGATGTTGTTGTGATTTCATTGCCTGATAATTTTACATTTCCTGTTTCAATTGAATTTCCTGAAATTACAGTAACATTTGGACCTGATGTAAATGTAAGTGCTTGATCAACATCTATGTTTAATGATGCTGATGTAAAGTTAACTTGTCCTGTATTTTGATTTACATGAAATTGATCACCAACTCTAAAGTCACCTTTATGGTCAACAGATGAATAATAAATTTTAGCATTGTTAGATGTAACCACTTCATTGGCTTGAATAACTGTAACTTCATCATTATCTGTTTCGTAGTCGTTACCAATATAGGCAAAATTGTGAGATATCAAATACATTTTTACACCGACACCATCTCCTACTGCTCCATATGTTCCGTAGATTGATGCTGATGCTATTGATCTTACTTCTGCACCAAAGTCTGTATAATCAACCAATGTGAAGTTGGTTGCTGTTGCTCCTGTTGAAAATCTAATATCTTGAACAGCAATGTTTGTGTCTAATAAAACAGTTGATCCATTTGGTCCATTAAATCTAGAAACTAAAACTGTGTCTGGATTTCCAATAGCCTCTGTTGTTGGAGGAGTAAAGTTTGCTGTTCTAATTGCTGAACCTTTGTAAATTACAAAGTCGTCTATGTTACCAATAAAGCCATTGTTGTTGTCATAGTTGTTACCCATCACAAGAGGTTTTGCCGCACCTAAATCATTTGCTAGAGTTGTACTTCCAACATTTTGTCCAGCAATGTACATTGTAACTGTTGATCCATTTCTCACAATTGAACAATGTGTCCAAGTGTTTAAATTAAATCCTTGAGAACCTGTAATAACGTTAGCACCATTTACATATAATTTTGGTGCGTTGTTTGTGAGATACAACATCAAAGAATATTCAATCGACTGATTGTTTCTAAAATCAAACAGTGTTGTAGATTGTAATTGAGTTGCGTATGCCCAGAATTCAATAGTGAAATTACCAGTGCCGAATCCAAAGTCTGCTGTGGTTGAAATAGAAGCACTATCTCCTATTCCATCCAACAGCAAACTAGCCTGTCCAAACTTCTTAACATTGGTATCTAATTGTGCATCACCATTGGCAGTTATTTGTTTGCCAGTGGTTTCAGGTGGTAAAGCAAAACCAGTTGACTTACCATCTATAATAATTTTTCCATTGTCTACAGATTCAACTGTGCCGGTACCTAATACAGTAACACCATCCACATCATAATATGTGATCACGTGTCCAGGTGCTATAGGTGTACCTGTAAATCCAGAAACTCTTAATTGTGTTTTTCCATCTTCTGCTAAACCAGATACACCATCTACTGCGTAGATACTTCTTGCCGCAAAATAAGTGAACGAGTTTAACCATTCAATACGCACACCGTTTGTTAATGTGATTGCATCCACACCTGGTGTTATAAATGTTGCATTTTGAAACAAACAACTTGCTTCGTTTGAAGCCGGAGTTGCTACTGCACCATCTAATAGAGCACCTTTACCAGCATCTCCGGATCCAAATCCTCTTGGATCTTGTGCTGTGGTTATTGAACCTTGTGTGATTACAGATACGTTTCTAATGTAAGGTGATCTTGAACTGATCTGAAAGCCTGTTGAATCATCTGCACCTGTTGAATTAAATCTAAATGCGTGTCCTGTATTAGCAACACTGTTGTAATAAAATCCTGTAACTGTTAAATCTTCGATCGTCACTTCACCATTAAGAATGAAAGCATCTTGACTATTTGTTAAGGCACTGGGTTGAATTGTTACTGCTCTTAATCCGTCACCTCTGATTGAAACTCCTGTTGGAACAACCAAAGGAAAATCTTCTGTGTATGTGCCTGGATATATGTAAATGTGATCTCCTGCCACTGCCACTGATAATGCTTGTTCAATAGAAGCATAAGGATCGTTTTGGTGCGTTCCTGATTTAGCATCATCGCCGTTGGTTGCAACATATATCACCTTTCCAGGACGTGCTGTTAAGTCAAGTCCTTGTACTGTGATGTTGCCAGAAAGTGTTAGATTATCTACAATTAAGTTGTTGGCATATGCATTGTTCCAACGTTTTGTAGGTGTACCTAAATTATAAGTGTCTGATTGATCTGGTGTTAAATTAGATGTGATATCAGCATTGATCGTGATTGAATCTGTGTCTGAATCTCCAATGGTAATGTTACCATCTGCTCTAATATTACCAGTTGCGTGAATATTTCCGTTTACTCTAGTGTTACCGTGTACTTCGACGATACCCGTTCCGCTTGTTACTATTTCAAAATTTTGATTAGAATCTGTTGCTGTGATGGAATTTCCATCGATTATTAAATCATTAACAAATATCCTATTGTTGTAAATGATGCCATCAGCGGCTGAAAAATTTAATTGTGGTGCTGTGGTACTGATTGTGTTGCCAGATACTCTGACATTGCCCACATCTAATTGTCCTGTAACTTCTGCATTTACTGTACGTGCTGTTCCATTTACGTCTAATGGATACTGCGGAGTAGCGGTTTTTATGCCGATCCTGTTGTTATTAACATCAATGTATAACAGGTTAGTCTCAAAAGCCAAGTCTGCTCCATTACGCAGAAGATTGGACTTTAAGAGCTGACCCGAAATTCGACCAACGGCCATTGTTTACTCCTTTTTAAGCACGGGGATCTTGTCCCACCAACCTGATTTTCACCTTGCGTTGTTCACAAGTTCTTCGTCGGTTGTACCACGGTTTGTCCTGCTGAATCTGGTCGGATAACAGCATTAATGTTATTTATCGAGGTTTTGGTATTATATTGTACAAGGTTAATTTATACTAGTTTAATATCAGGTTATAAATGGTATTCAAATCGTTGGCTAGTTCTCTGGTCACTGTGACCTCTTGTACACCAATGGATTGAACCCATCCATCTGCCGCGCCAGCATACACCTGTAACTCCTTATTGTCTGTGTTGAACCACAAGGCTCCCAATCTCGGTACTGTTGCGTTTCTTTGTGCTTCAGTTCCATATGGTCCTACGTAACCGTTTGTGGTGTCAAATTGAACTGTTCTGTTCTGTTTTAAGCCTGTTCCAGTAATGGTAATATCAGCATCAACAACTGTGTTTTCTATCAAACCACCAGTTATTTCAAGGTTTGCTGTGTCCAGCACAACTTTACCTGCACCGTTGGCTATCAATGCGGCTTGCCCACCTATACTGCCCACAGTTACAGTGTTGTTATCCAGTGCAAACTGATTTTGACTGGAAAATCTAGTAACCCTTAAATTACCCAAGCCGTCTATTTCACCTATATTATTCGATCCTGCGTAAAAAGTAAATTTATTATTGTTTAATTCTATTGCAGTATTTCTATCACCATCTTTAATTCCATTCAGTGCTATTTTGCCTGTGGAGAACATTTCAAATTCGTTCAAAGATGTATCATATCTAATGGCATTTCCTTCAGCAGGATCTTGAGCAGTTGTACCTTTAGGAATTTCAATGTTGGATAATCCTACAAATTGTAAACTGTTTCCACTGACCCCAAATCCTAGATCTCCTTGTGATGATGTGATTGTTGTTTTAAATCCAATACCTTCTAAATTAACTTTACCTGTGCCACTGCCTCTTAATTCTATGTCAGAGTTTGTGTCTGTGGCTTGTATGATGTTGTTGTGAACTTCTAAACTGCCTGTTGAAAATCTTGTGCTTTCTAGATTCTGCCAACGCTTTGTGCTGGATCCTATATTACTTTGAGTATCTTGACTTGGTAATAAATCTTGTTGAAAGTCCATAGCAAAATCCACAGTGTCACCTGCTTCATTTCCAAAATTAATTGCAGATCCTCCAATAGTTACATTGCCTGTAACATCAACGTTTGGCATCAATACATTTGAATTTAAATTTACATTATTAGATCCAGCCGCACTAATTGTTAATCCGCCTTGTAAAGTTTGTATTTTGTTGTTTGAAATTCTAAAATTGGGAACATCTATTTTTGTAGCATCTATTAAAGTTGTTGTACCAGCCACACCAACAGTAAGTGTTGAAGCACCTAAATCTCCATCATTTACAGCAATTGATGTTGTGCCTTTGCCAAAGTCAATTATAAAATTGTCACCAACTCTAAAGTCTCCTCCTTGATCTTGACTGACATAATAGATTCTACCGCTGTTAGTTTCTTCTGTTTCGTTATTTTGATCAATTAAAGATTCATCGTTTTCGACATCTTTACCTGAACCAACATAAGCAAAATTATGAGATATAGCATAGCCTTTTGTGTTTAATCCATCTGCTGTGATACCTTTATTACCGTACACACTGGCAGAAGCAATTATTCTTGCTTCAGAACCACTTAATAATTTTATACTGGTATCGGAAAAATATGTAAAACAATCTATAATTTCTGCTCTGGCTTGATTTTTTAGTGTTATACCGTCTGCCCCTGGTGTAATAAAAGTGACTGCGTTGAACAACATTGATGCTCTTGGAGAGGCATTGTCTAATACCGATCCATCTACCAATGCGCCTTTACCAGCATCACCTGAATCAAAACCTCTTGGATCATCTACAGTTCTTGTTTCTCCTTGCGTAAGAACTGTAACGTTTT